ACAGGCCAGACGATCCGCGTGAGGTTCTGAAAATGGGTCTATTTGACTTTTTTCGTGAGAAAAGAACTCCGAATGGATATAAATTTCCGAAGCGGTCTTATACTGCGGCGGCAACTGGTCGGCTTTTTGCCGATTTTGTGGCGAACACTTTGTCGGCTGATAGTGAAATTCGTCCTGCTCTCCGCAGGGTTCGCGACAGGTGTCGTGATGTTGCTCGGAATAATGATTACGCTCGACGCTATTTGCAGATGATTGAAACGAACGTTGTCGGCGATACAGGCGTTCGCATTCAGGTTCGCGCGCGGAATTCAGACGGTTCTCTCGATACGGTCGGGAACTCAATTATCGAGAGGCAATGGGATATCTGGGGTCGTCGCGGAACGCCGACGATGGACGGCAAAATGTCGTGGCTCGATTGTCAGCGGATGTTCATTTCGAATGTCGCGCGCGATGGTGAGTGCATCGTTCGCTTTGTAGAAACTCGTGATAATCCTTGGGGTTTCGCAATTCAATTCTTTGAAAGCGATTATCTCGACGAAGAATATAATATGGCGATCGGTCCGAATGGAAATCAAATTCGGATGGGTGTCGAGATCAATAAATTTGGCAAGCCTGTCGCCTATTGGTTACTGGCAAGTCATCCGGCAGATCAACAATTTGCCAAGCCTTCGACCATCAAGCGCATTCGCGTTCCGGCAGATGAGATTCTGCATATTTTCTTATCCGATCGATCGGGACAGACTCGCGGGTTTCCTTGGATGGCGACTGCTCTCACTCGCTTGAAAATGCTCGATGGATATGAGGAAGCTGAACTTGTTGCGGCTCGAACAGCGGCCTCAAAGATGGGTTTCTTCACATCTCCTGATGGTGACGGCTATTCCGGCGTGGATATGGAAGATTATAACGCTCCAATTATGGAGGCATCGCCCGGAACGTTTGAACAGCTTCCGAAGGGAATGACTTTTCAATCTTTCGATCCTCAGCATCCTGTTTCAGCCTTCGCTGAGTTCGAAAAGGCGGTTCTGCGTGGCATTGCTTCGGGCTTGGGTGTCTCCTATGTCAGTTTAGCCAATAATCTCGAAGGCGTTTCGTATTCCTCAATCCGTCAAGGCGCGATGGAAGATCGAGACCATTACAAAATGCTTCAGCAGTTTATGATTGAGCATTTCATCGATCCGATTTTCCGCAAGTGGCTATCCTTGGCGATGTCAACAAATCAAGTCACGATACCTGTCACGAAGTTCGACAAGTTCGCCGACAACATCATTTATCGGGCGCGTGGTTGGAATTGGGTCGATCCGCAAAAGGAAATCAATGCTCATGTGATTGGTCTCCAGAACGGCATTACGACCATGCAGGATATTGCTTCTCATTATGGTCGGGATGTTGAGGAAGTCTTTGCTCAGATCGAATCGGAAAAGGAACTGGCAAAGCAGTATGGCATCGAGACAGCTTTCCAACCATTCGGCTCGAAACTTCCTGCAAATCCAAGTGTGACAGGTGGCTCCGATGGCTGAATATAAAGGAGTCTCGATCGATCTTGTTCCTACTGATGCTATGGTTGCAGAGGCGGAGCGCGGCCTTGCTTGGCGGCAGGAATTCGGTCGCGGCGGGACTGAGGTCGGGATTGCTCGGGCGAGAGATATCAAGAACAAGGTCGATCTTTCTCCCGATACGATTCGACGGATGACATCGTTCTTTGCTCGGCATGAGGTTGATAAACAAGCGCAAGGGTTCCGGCAGGGCGAAGATGGCTATCCTTCAAACGGTCGGATTGCTTGGGCGCTCTGGGGCGGCGATGCGGGTATGAGTTGGGCCAATCGAAAGGCGGATCAGATGGATCGGATTGATAATCAGGATCGAGCGGCTCCAGATGCTCTCAGCGTCGGCGATTTTGTTTCATGGGATTCTTCCGGCGGCACAGCCAGAGGTCAGATCGAACACATCATGCGGGAAGGCGTTCTTGGCATTCCTGAAAGTGAATTCTCAATCAATGCTTCGGCAGATGATCCGGCGGCTTTGATACGAATCTTCCGTGAAGGCGAGGAAGGATGGGAGCCGACCGATACTTTAGTCGGTCACAAATTCTCAACATTGCGGAAAATTGAATCGCTTCGTTCTTATATCGATATGCGGCCTTATCCGAATGAACACGCGGCAAGACTGACCGATCCGGCGCAATATGATTCCTTCGCTCGAAAAAATAACGATTTTGGCGACGGCATAGATGCGATATATGGAATTAAGGACGGGAAAACAGAATTACAGGCAATCCGATTTCAGGCAGATCGATTTACGGCGGCTGAGGCTCGGAAATGGTTACAGGATCACGACTTCAAACCGATTATATTTGAGGAAGCAACGGGAATGAAAAACAGCGATTCAAAAATTGAAAAGCGGCATATTCTCAATGTTGCTGAGAACGACGAGACTTATGTCATCACGTTCGCCAAGGAAAAGATGTATTCGGAAGATGAGCCGCCTGAAATGGAAGAACCAGAGGCTCCTGAGACGCTCCTCGATGTGGCTCCACCAGTTGAATTGAACCCGCTCGAAGCCTCTCCTGCGATGGCAATGCCTTTGCCTGTAAATGGTGAAGAAGGTCGCGCGGCTGACGGCCTTCAGCATCGTTCATACGCGATGGAAGCCTCGCCTGTTAATCCTGACGAGCGTCGGGTTCGGATCGCGGTTTCTTCTGAATTGCCAGTTGAACGCTCTTTCGGGATGGAGATTTTAGATCATAATCCTAACTCCATCGATCTCAGTTTCCTTGCTTCCGGTCGCGCTCCGCTCTTGTTGGATCACGATCCTGAGAAGCAAATCGGAATCATCGAAGAAGTATCTCTTGACGGCTCGGCGCGTGTGATGCGTGCGACGGTTCGCTTTGGAAAAAGCGGTCTAGCCGGAGAGGTATTTAGCGATGTGGTTGACGGTATCAGACAGAATATCTCTGTCGGCTATCGGGTCAATAAAATGGTTCGAGACGACAGCGTGGACGGGACGGTCTATCGCGTCAATTCTTGGACTCCTTTGGAAGCATCGATCGTCTCAATTCCTGCCGATATGTCGGTCGGTGTTGGTCGATCGGTTGAAATTATCTCTAACTCATTGGAGGGTCTTGAAATGACCGAAGTTAACAAAGACGAACTCCGCGCGTCGATTGCAAAATCAAATGCGGAAATCCTTGCCATTGGTGCGAAGCTGAATAAGCGCGATCTCGCTGAAAAGGCGATTGCTCGTGGCGTTTCAGTTGAGCAATTCCGTGGTGAATTGATTGAAAGCCTCGGTTCGGATGCTATTGTTTCAAATCCGAATAATGTTGGCCTCAATTCGCGTGAAGCGCAATCCTATTCGCTTCTCCGCGCGATCAATGCTTCAGCAACTGGTGATTGGTCGAAGGCAGGTTTCGAGCGTGAAATTTCGCAAGAAATTGGTAGCCGTATTGGTAAAGATGCTCGCGGCTTTTATGTTCCTGCCGATATCGGTTGGAGCAAGCGTGACGTTATCTCTGGCACAGGCACAGGCACATCGAAGGGCGGCTACATGATCGGAACCGATCAGCGTGGTGATCTCTATATCGATGCTCTCCGCGATACGCTTGTTATGGCTGGTCTCGGCGCTCGTATGCTCACAGGCTTGCAAGGCAATGTAGCGATTCCTAAGTTGGCAACCAAGACAACGGTTGCTTTCGTCGGTGAAACTTCTGCTCCGACTGAAGGCGCTCCGGTGTTTGGTCAACTCAGCATGACACCAAAGACGGTCGCGGGTTATGTCGATATTTCTCGTCGCATGATGATTCAATCCGATCCGTCGGTTGAAGCGGTGCTTCGTAATGACATCATCAGCCAGATCGCGGCTAAGATCGACGATGTTGCTATCGAAGGCGGTTCATCGAATGAGCCGACAGGTATCCTCGGCACTTCAGGCATCGGTGCAGTTGCGATCGGCACGAACGGTGGCGCTCCGACTTGGGCTTCGGTTGTGGCTCTCGAACGCGCTGTCGCGGTTGCTAATGCCGCTACAGGCAATCTCGCCTATCTGACCAATCCAAAGGTCATTGCGAAACTCCGCGCAACGGCTCGTCAGTCGTCGGGTGTTGAAGGCAACTTCATCCTCAACGATGCGAACAAGTTGCTTGGTTACGATGTTGTTTCGACAAACCTTGTTCCGAGCGATCTCACAAAGGGTTCTTCTTCTGGTGTCTGCTCGGCGATGATCTTCGGTAACTTCAACGATATCTTCATCGGTATGTGGAGCGGCGTTGATGTGGTTGTCGATACGGCTTCGCTCTCGACTTCAGGCGGCACTCGCTTGGCATTCTTCCAAGATGTCGATGTCGGCGTTCGCCATGCTGAGTCGTTCGCGGCTGTTAAGGACTACACCACGACCTAATTCGGATTTTAGGTTATGGAATAGAGAAGGCGGGATCATCTCCCGCCTTTTTTATTATTCGTAATGTGGAACTTGTTTAGGCCACTCATGTGGAAGATCATCTTGAATCATCCATTGATAGCGACCGATCGATGAAACTGAACTTATGCTTGGACGCTTCTTATTCAATTCTGCGATTACTGAATTAAGTGTTTCGCCATATTTATGGGCTTCATCCCGCGTCTTGAAGAAGCGAGTAAATTTCGAATAACCTTCATCAGGTGATCCATATTGATACCACCAACCGCCTTCTTCTGGACCACCATAAGCCTGATCGACGAGATGAATTGAAACGCTGAACATTTTGGTTCTCCATTTTTGTGAAAGAGTGGGGGCCGAAGCCCCCATTTTATAAAATTTTATTTTTGAGATTTTATGGAGTCCATCCATTTTCGTTCAGTGGGTTAATTCCACCAGAGCCTACAAATTGCGGGATTTTATTATTGTCATAAACAGCCTCAGCATTCCAAATGACGGTTTGGGCTGATGGAAGTAAACCTGTTATGTGGCATCCGACAGATTTCCAGAAAATATAAATATCGGTTTGTTTTGGGCCATAGCGTTCGGCGCGGCCTTGTTCTCCATCAAGAATAAATGTCCAAGTTTTCATTTTGGTTCTCCATGTTTGCGCCGAAGCGCCTTTGTTGATACGAATACATTATTCGAGATTCTAATTATTTGAAACAACTATTTTCAAGTTTTTAGAATTATTTTTGTGTGCGATGCAACATAAAATGGAACTAAATCAGTTCAAATCGATCAAAACAGGCAGAAAAGCGGCTATTCTCGGCGGTGGACCATCGCTTCCGGCTGATCTTTACAATCTTCCGGCAGAAATCGACCTGATCGGCATAAATCAACATTCGCTTCTGCTCCCGCTCGATCTGATCGTCTTTTCCGACGAGCCAATGTGGGAACTGTTGAAAGATCATCCGAGCCTTAAAACTTCCCATCATCGAATCAAGGATCAAAGGCATATCTGGTCCGGCATCTGTCCTGACTTTGGATTGAGCGGCGCGAAGGCTCTATGGATTGCAGATTATTTGGGATATAGTGAAATTCTGCTATGCGGTTTCGACAGTTATCAATCCGGTCGGCGCTATTGGCATGATCAACCGGATGAAAATCACAAATCGAACGTCTGGCAAAGAGATTTGAGAGTCTGGGAAAAGGTTCAAATCACGATTCAACATCCTGATAGAGCAAAATTCCTTTCAGGACCGATGAAGGAAAAGTGGCATGAAGATAGAATTTACACAGGCGACATTCGTTAGCGGAGAGTTTGCGGATATCGGAACCGTTCTCGATATTCCTTCGCGGGAAGCTGAGAATCTTGTCGCTATGGGTCGCGCAAAGAAATTCATCGAGGCTCCAACGGCTCCGGTCGAGGATCGTTCGATCGGCCTTCAGGATGCTCCAGAGGCTCCTGAATTCACGACCCGCAAGGGCAAGTTCGCCAAGAAATAAGGCTGACCAATGGCTGTCGAATCTGCTTCCGATCGATCCTATATGCTGAATGTTTCGGATTTCGGGACAACGGCGACATATACGCTTGTCGGTGGCGGCAGTTCCTCGATCATTGGCATCTTTGATAACGAATTCTTTGAGGCTGATCCACAAGGTAATGTGGCCTATGCTTCGGCACAGCCTCGGTTCTTGGTTCAGACTTCGACTTTGCCTTCTGGCGCTGATTATGGCGATACGGTTGTTATTTCATCCGTCACTTACAAGGTTCGAATTATTCAGCCAGATGGGACGGGGATGACGATTTTGGTCTTGGAGAAGCAATAAATGGCGCATCTTCGTAAACAGATCAGGGATCGGATCGTTTCAAATGTTTCGAATCTGACTACGACTTCAACACGGGTTTATCAGACTCGGTTTTATCCGATCGCCTCGATCAATCAGCCTCTCCTTCTGGTTTATACTCTGAGCGAGGAGAGCGATCCTGACACGATGACACGGCCTCGGCGGATTATGCGTCGAGTAAATTTCACGCTCGAAGGCATGGCAAAAGGAACATCCGGCTTGGATGATACGCTCGATGCCATTGCGCGGGATGTTGAAGAAGCGGTTCTCGCTGATCCGACCTGTAATTCTTTGGCGAAAGACACGGTTTTGACGGGGACGGTAATCGATTATAATGCAGAAGGTGAGCAACCTGTCGGCTCGATTAAAATGACGTTTCAAGTCACTTATCGAACGACTGAGACAGAATCAGAGTCGCCAGTTTAAGGAGTTTTGAAATGGCAAATCATACAGGTTCGGAAGGCGTAGTTAAGATTTCTTCAAATACGATCGCAGAGGTTCGTTCTTGGACGCTGACAAATACGGCTGACACAATCGAGGACACGACGATGGGCGATTCATGGCGCTCATTCAAATCAGTTCTCTCGGCCTTTTCTGGTCAGGTGACTTGCTATTGGGATGAGACTGATACGACAGGTCAGGGTGCTTTGACATCTGGCTCGACGGTCACGCTCAACCTGTATCCAGAGGGTGCTTCAACTGGTGACATCTATTATAGCGGTTCGGTGATCGTGACTTCGATCGAACGCACTGCATCTTTTGATGGCATGGTTGAAGCAACATTCGCATTCCAAGGCACAGGCACACTTTCACAATCAACTGCCTCGTAATTAGGACTCAATAAATGCACATAATTGAAAAAGCTAAATCGCACTTCAAGAATCAAAATGTGAATGTGATCGAAGTTCCAGAGTGGGGTGAAGAAGGAAGTCCTTTTCTTATTTATTCCACTCCTTTCACTCTCGCCGAGAAAGATAAGATATTCAAAGGTTCTCAAGAGTCATCTCTTAAGGTTCTGGTTGATTGTCTCATCTTGAAAGCAAAAGATCAAAAAGGCGATCCTATTTTCACACTCGAACACAAGCGGGATTTGCTGAATTCTGTCGATCCAGATGTGATCGTTCGAATAGCAAATCAAATGATCGCAACGGCAACGGTGGATGACACAATAAAAAACTAAGAGACGATCCCGATGCTTATTCTCGCTATGCACTCGCGGATCGTTTAGGTAAGACAATCGAGGAGATCAATGATCTATCGGTTGAAGAATTTATAGGTTGGATTGCTTATTTGAACATTGTCGCGGAGCGGATGAAGAATGGCAAGTGAGCAATTAAAAATTGAATTGACGGCAGTCGATAAAACGACAGCGGCTTTCAATTCCATTCAATCAAACATGTCTAAACTCGGTAATGGGGCGATGCTTCTCAGTCGCTCTTTTACTGCTATTGGTGCGGCATTAACTGGAATCGGCGCGATGGGTGCTTTCAAGAGCCTCATCGATCAAGCTGACAATATGAATGATCTGTCTAAAAAGACAGGTATCGCAGTTGGTGAATTATCAAAATTCAATCAAATGGCGAAGATGTCCGGCACTGATATAGGCGGTGTCGCAATTGGGTTGAAGAAACTCAGTTCAAATATTGTCGAAGCGGCGGGAGGCAATAGAGAGCTTTCAAAGATATTCAATATTCTCGGTGTTGATGTGAAGAACGCTGATGGATCGATTCGCAATGCCGGATCGGTCATGTTGGATATTTCTAATATCTTCATGCAGATGGAAGATGGCGCTCTTAAGAACGCTCTGGCTGTTAAATTATTCGGCAAAGCGGGCGCTGATCTCATTCCTTTTCTGAATGAAGGTGCTGATGCTCTAAATAAATTCAAAGAAACTATCGGAACAGACATGGCGGCTGAATCCGATCGGTTTAATGATAATCTAGTAAAAATATCATCTAACTTTGAATTAGTTGGAAACAATATCGCGGCATTTTTTCTTCCAAAATTCAATTCTGTTTTGGAATCATTTATAAAATTCAATGAGAATGCTCCAGATTTCAATAAAGCATTGCTCGGAATGGGTGGTGCATATCCGACAAGTCTTGCTCTTGGCGGTGCTCCATTAGATCAATCTCAAAATGCTCTCAATAGAACTCCTGCTCCTCCATTGCCTCCACCGATTGTTATTGGAAGTCCAACACAAAAAAGCGCGATTCAATTATTGCGTGAAAGTCAGCTTTCTCAGGCTCTCGGCGGAAAAGGCGGTCTCGATCAGTTAAAAGAATATATCATTAAACAGCGCGAAGCGATCGATCTTCTGGCTCTTGAAACTAAACAGGTAGGTCTCACTGCGGCTGAATATAATATTCTGAAAGCTGAGAAAGACGGCATGAACGAAATCAATAAAATGGTTCGTGAACACGCGGGAGAAAATACGGAAGCATTCAGACAGGAAGCAGAGGCGCTTCTTGCTGAAAAGATTGCTATGATGCAACGAAATGAAGAATTCAAAAGATCATTCGAAGGTGGAATGGTTGATGGGTTGAAGCGGGTTCGAGAAGAATTCACGAATGTCGGTCAGGCAGTTTCAGATACATGGGTTAATGCTTTCTCAAGCATGGAAGATGCTTTTGTGAACTTCGTGAAAACCGGAAAGTTGGATTTCAAATCTCTTGCTGATTCTATCATTGCAGATATGGCTCGAATTACATTCAGACAGATGGTCAGCGGGTTCTTCGGCGGCGGCGGTGGTGGCGGCGGATTTAATATCCTCTCGATGTTCGGATTGGGCGGCGGCGGCGGTTCTGTTCCATTGCCTCCGATCGTCACTCGCGCTGTCGGCGGCTCTGTTTCTTCTGGTTCGCCATATCTGGTCGGCGAAAACGGTCCTGAATTATTCATGCCGAGTCGATCGGGTTCGATCATTCCTGATACATCGATGTCAGGTAGTGGCGGCGGAGTTATTGTAAATCAAACAATCAATGTCTCGACAGGCGTTCAGCAAACGGTTCGCGCTGAAATCCAGAGCCTTCTGCCTCAGATTTCAAACGCGGCAAAGGCGGCTGTCATCGATGCAAAGCGGCGCGGCGGCTCATTCGCCAATGCCTTCGGGGGCTAATTATGGCGATCACATATCCTCTCTCGCTCCCGACGATTACAGGAATTGCGAATATCGTCATCACGGCTCGAAACTCGGTCGCGGTTGCGACTTCTCCGTTCACTTTGACGACTCAGGTGATGCAACATCAGGGATCGCGATGGGAAGCCTCGGTTACTCTGCCTCCAATGAAACGAGCCTCGGCTGAGGAATGGATTGCCTTCCTGATCTCGCTCAATGGTGCGTATGGAACTTTTTTGCTTGGCGATCCTATGGGCGCGACAGCTAGAGGTTCGGCATCGACAGCCGCAGGAACTCCACTTGTGAATGGTGGGTCTCAGACAGGATCGACGCTCAACATCGATGGCGCTCCGAATAGTGCGACAGGATATCTGAAGGCGGGTGATTATATCCAGTTGGGAACCGGATCGGGGTCTCAACTTTATAAAGTTCTGGCTGATGCAAATTCGAATGGAAGCGGTCAGGTTTCGCTCGATATCTGGCCTTCGCTCAGATCGTCTCCGGCGGATAATGCGGCTGTCGTTGTTGCAAGTGCGAAGGGATTATTCCGGCTATCAAGTTCCGATGCTTCGTTCTCGATCGATAATGCCTCGGTTTATGGAATCAATTTCTCAGCGGTGGAAGCACTATGACGCGCAGTTTGGCGGCAGGATTTGCGAGTGCGCTCCAAGGCGCGGCGATTCAGCCGATCGTTCTTGTCGAGTTGAAGTTCGATTCTGGTGCTGTCCGGCTTTGGTCAGGTCTCGGGAATATCACTTATAACGGATTTTCTTATACGGGAGCGGGAACGCTTCTGGCGATCTCCTCTATGGAAGATACGACTGACATCGCGGCGAAAGGGATTACGATCTCGCTCTCCGGCATCAATCCTCAAGCGCTTTCGATTGCGCTGACAGAGAAATATCAGAACAGGACGGCGAATATCTATTTCTCGCTGTCAGGAATGGTTTCCGATGCGGTTCAGGTATTTTCAGGTCTAATCGATCAGATGTCGATCAACGACACTGGTGAGACGCTGACGATCGCTGTTTCGGTTGAGTCTCGTCTAATCGATCTCGAACGGCCTCGAATTTGGCGCTATACATCCGAGGATCAAAAAAGAGTTTATCCGACAGACAAAGGCTTCGATTTCGTCAATGATCTCCAAACCAAACAAATTATCTGGGGTCGGGAATAAGGTTCCTAATTGGGAATCTGCTCTCGATGCTTATATCGGCTCCTGCCGAGAAAAGGCGTTTGCGTGGGGTTCATTTGATTGCGTCCGGTTTGCGGATGGCGCTTTTCAGGCTCAGTATGGAATCAACCTTTTCCCGTCATTTGATTACGATGATTTGAAATCTGCTCAAAAGGGATTGAGGAAATTCTGCAAGACGCTCGATCTCGCGGCGGCGATCGATCAATTCCTTGATCGAAAAGAAAAAGCATTTCTCTCAAGAGGCGATCTGGTATTCCATAATTCGGCGCTTTCCGTGAATGTTGATGGAGTTGGCGGCTCTATTGGGATATGTTTGGGAACAAAGATTGCGCTCGTCGGCGAGGCATCTTTGCAATTCGATTCTATTGAAAAGGCTGAATTCGGGTGGCGGGTATGAAGATCAGGAAATTCCTCCTCGCATCGACATTCCTTGTCGGCTTGACCATTTCAGAACCTGCAAAGGCTGATCCGGTCTCATTGATCGCATCAGGCGCGACGGCGCTCGGATTTACAGAATTTGCGGCTTTTGTTGGCTCATTCTTTGGTAGATTGGTGGTTACTGCGGGTCTGACGGCGGTTGCCAGTTATCTATCCTCTCAAGATCAGCCGACAATTCCTGATTATCGAGGGATAACTCAAAGAGAAGAAAACTTCACTGATTCTTTAGCTGTCAGGCAAGTGATCTATGGTCGCGTTATGGTCGGCGGTCCGATCGTCTATGCCGAAACAACAAATCACAATAATTATCTTCATCTTGTGATTCCGGTCGCGGGGCATGAGATTACAGCCTTCGACAAGATATATTTCAACGATGATGAATTGACGCTCGATGGCTCAGGCAATGTGACGGCTCCCGCTCAATATGCGGGTAAAGCAAGAATTAAGACATATCTTGGAACAACATCACAATCAGCCGATCCTGATTTAATTGCTGAATCAAATGGTCTTTGGACTTCAAATCATAAGCTGACAGGTGTCGCTTATATCTATGCGCGATTGGCATTCGATCAGGATGCTTTTCCGAATGGTCGTCCTACGATCAAGGCGATTGTAAGAGGCAAAAAGGTTTATGATACTCGAACTGCGACGACAGGATATTCAGCAAATCCCGCATTATGCGTTCTTGATTATTTAAGAGATTCAACTTTTGGGTTTGGCGCGACTTTATCAGAGATTAATACAACGACATTCAATGCGGCGGCTAATATTTGCGATGAAAATGTTTCTCTCGCGGCGGGTGGAACAGAAAAACGCTATGAATGCCACGGTGTGATTATGAGTGATCGCACTCCTAAATCAGCATTAGAAGATTTGCTGACATCATGCGGAGGGATGATTTTCTATTCCGGCGGCAAATGGAACATGAATGCCTCGGCATATAATACGCCGACAGTTACGATCACTGACAATGATCTTCGCGCTCCGATCAATCTTGTTACTCGTCATTCCAAGAGAGACAATTTCAACATCGTGAAAGGCGTTTTTGTTTCTCCTGATGATGGATGGCAAGCAACTGATTTTCCGGCTATTAAATCAACGACATTCATCGCCGATGATTATAATATTGAATCTTCATTCGATCTGACTCTGCCATTTACAATCTCATCTTCAATGGCGCAGAGATTGGCTAAAATTGCACTTTATCGTCATCGTCAGCAAATGACACTTGAACTGAAATGCAAAATGACTGCATTCAGAATCGAGGTCGGCGATACAATAATGGTGACGAATACTCGGTATGGATTCAGTTCTAAACCGTTCGAAGTCATCAATTTCAACTTCGCAATCGAAGGAACAAGTGAGGCTCCTGTATTCGGTGTTGATCTGACGCTGAGAGAAATCTCATCTTCTGTATTTAACTGGAATGCAGAAGAAACGGCAATCGAGCGTGATAATACATCGCTTCCAAACTATTCCTCGGTAGCAGTTCCGCAAATCACGGCATCTGATGAATTAAGAGCGGTGAATCAGGACGTTGTGACTGTCTTGCTCGTCAATGTATCAAGCACGAATCCTTTTGTGACTGATTATGAGGTTTCCTATAAGAAACAGAGCGATTCTGTTTATACGGAAGCAAATAAATCGACGAGCGGTAAATATGAAATCCTGAAAGTCGAGGATGGTGTTTATTACGATATTCGATCGAGAGCAGTAACATTTCTCGGCGTGAAATCTGACTATCAGACATTAGCTTATCAAGTAATTGGTAAGACGGCTCCGCCATCGGATGTCACTGGTTTATCAATCAACTCAATTGGTGGCAGTGCTATTCTCCAATGGACTCCGGTCGCCGATCTTGATCTTTCTCATTATAAGGTTCGCTATTCAGCCTCTACATCGAGCGCAACCTATCAAAATGCGATCGATCTGGTTGATAAAGTCGCGCGTCCGGCAAACTCGGTCATCGTCCCATCGAAGCAGGGAACCTATTTCGTCAAGGCTGTCGATAAGCTGAATTATGTTTCGGCGAATCCGGCCTCAGTTGTGCTTCTGACAAATATCTCGAATGTGAATGATCTGAATGTTGTCGCTACGGTTACGGAAAATCCGGCATTTAGTGGAACCAAAACTTCGGTTGTGAAAACGACTGACGGGGTATCCACTTGGATTCAATTAGACACGGCAGGATTGTTTGATTCAACTTCCGGCAATTTCGATAGTGCGGGTGGGTTATTCGATGCAGGGGGCGGCACGATTGCCACTTCCGGCTATTATGAATTTGCCAATTATATCGATCTGACCGAGAAATATACGAGCCGAGTGACGGCAAGTCTGAACAATATCCGTATCGATTACACTGATCTTTTTGACTCAGCGACGGGCAATTTCGACGATCGATCTGGTAATTTCGACGGCTCGGCAACGGCCTTTGATGATACATCGGTTGCACTTCAGGTAGCTACAACGGATGGCGATCCGGCGGGTTCTCCTACATGGTCATCTTGGCAGAATTTCCTTGTCGGCGATTATAGTGCCAGAGCGTTCAAATTCAGGGCTTATCTGACATCATCGAACGGGAATGCTTCCCCATCTATCACTAATCTTTCGGTTAGCGTCGATATGCCGGATCGTGTAATATCTGGAGAAGATATTGTATCAGGCGCGGGAACTTATACGGTGACATTCTCTCCGGCTTATAAGTCTCTCGATGGGATCGGAATTTCGGCTCAAAATATGGGAACAGGCGACTACTATTCAATAAGTTCGAAATCAACGACCGGATTCCAGATCGTATTCAGGAATTCGGCGGGAACAGCGGTTTCAAGAACTTTCGATTATGTCGCTAGAGGTTACGGGAAGGTGGTTGTCTAATGTCTCAGCATGATTTCATTATCTCGAATCAGGGATTTCCTGCCTTCCGATCCGATCTGAACGACGGATTACAGGCTTTAGCGTCTTTGTCATCTGGTGCTTCGGCTCCATCGACGACCTACGCGAATCAGCTTTGGTATGACACGGCAAACGATATTCTAAAGATTAGAAACGAGGACAACGACGCATGGATTTCGATTGTCACGTTGAATCAAACGACGGATGCGGTTTCTAGCTTTGCGAACACGCCGAGCCTCTCTGGTTCCAATACTCTTTCAGGAACCAATACATTCAGCGGAACGATGTCTGCCACTGGCAACGCTTACATGGCAATCGACACACTGACAGATGCGTCAACAATCGCGGTTGATATGTCAGTCGGCAATAACTTCTCTGTCACGCTTGGTGGCAACCGGACGCTTGGCAATCCGACAAACCTGACGGCTGGTCAATCTGGTGTGATCTTCATCACTCAGGATGGCACAGGTTCTCGGACGCTGGCTTACTCGTCTTATTGGGACTTCCCGTCTCAGACGGCTCCTACGCTCACGACAACGGCTAATGCGGTGGATGTATTGGTTTATACTGTCCGTTCATCGACAAGCATTGCGGCTCAACTTCTGACCAATATCGGGTGACAAATGGGATTACCTGTCGAAGTCAATAACTTAATGATGGGTTCATTAGGTGGCTACAATATCAATCGTAGCTTGCGGTTTCGATCGTCTGCGAGTGCGTATTTGAATAGAACTTTAGGTTCGCCAAGCAGAACTACAAATACAATTTCTTGTTGGGTAAAAAGAGGCAATTTAACTTCGTCATATGGCCCATTATACTTTGCCACAAATTGGAACTCTGGTGTAAACTTTGAAGGAAGTGGCGGAGCAGTCCCAGATTCAATTCAAATCCTTGATGCGTCTAATAGTGCTGGTAGCACTTATTATGTTGATATAAGAACAAGCCAAGTATTTCGTGATCCGTCAGCTTGGTATCATCTTGTTATTGTATATGACACAACAAATGCAACATCATCTGATCGCATTAGATTATATGTTAATGGCGCACGAGTTACTAATTTTCAAACGGCTACATATCCATCTCAAAATCAACAATTAAATTTATTTGCTCCAAGCGAACCTTGGAGAATTGGTTCACGCGGTTGGGGTAGTGTCTTCTACCTTGACGGATATATGGCAGAATTTAATTATATTGACGGCCAAGCACTCACACCATCCTCATTCGGTGCATACGACACTAACGGCGTGTGGCAACCAAAGAAATATACTGGCACATACGGCACTAATGGTTTCTATCTGCCGTTCAGCAATACGACTAGCACGACTACGCTCGTCGCAGACTCGTCAGGCAACGGTAACAACTGGACACCTAACAACATCTCGCTGACTGCTGGCACAACATACGACAGCATGATTGACTCGCCTACGGTGAGTGTAACGTCGTCTAATTATGCTGTTCTAAATCCTTTGGATAAGGGTGGTGACGCTACCCTGATCGATGGTAATCTTTCGATGTATACGCCGACATCTGGCGGCTCTGCGTTTGTTGTTCGTTCAAGTATTGCAATTCCTCGTTCAGGTAAATGGTACTGGGAAGGTTCGTCAGT